ACCATATTTTTGGATTATCGTTAATAACATCTTTTTTTTTATTAAAAATACCTATCCACCTTTCTAATTTTTTATTATTACCTATCTATAAAACCGAATTATCTACATTTTTTTTAATATTTAAACTTATGAATAAAGATAATTATCTTATTAAAAAATATAATTTATCACCAAAATTGTTTTTATTAAACGATTTAATATTTTTTGCAACATTTTTTAAATTTAGATTATTAGACTATTATAATCAAATAATTGTTAATGTTGATACCTATAATGTTCTCAATAAATACAGTGAAAATAATTTAATTGGTGGAGTCACAGCATACACCGGTCTTTATGGATTGTTTTTATTGAATTCTTATTGGTTCTGTGTAATGTGTAAAATTCTATTTAAAAAAATATTGGCTAATTATTCAAAAAAAAACCTTGAAATTGTTTCAGAAAAAATTTTGTCTTATACTTATTTTGTAAATATTTTCATTGCTGGTTACATATATTCTTTTTCACCAAAACAGTCTAATATTTATGATATGGTTGGAATAACAACACTTAGTATTTTTAGTTATAAATATCATAATGAAGAGTATAAATTGTTAATCTATAAGAATAACGAACCCAATCCATATTCCAATTCAAATAAGTTAGATAAACTTTTGATATGTTATTTGCAAGATAAATTGGCTATACATTGTCGTAGTTTTTTATGTATTCTCACTAATGGTAATTTTGACATTAATACAAACTTTGTTTTGAGTAATAAAGAAATGTTGTCTATTATATTACACACAAATAGCTATATTTTATCAATTTTTTTTATTAATTTTATTTGCAGAAAAGACGTAAAAGTTCCATTTATGGAACATCCTCAAAGAAATAATTTAATGCTAATCCTTAATTTGTTAATTTCAATACCTATAATCTATGATACGTATGTTATTATTAATAATTCAAATGATTTAGTTTATATTATAAATACTCTATTTGTAACTTGGCTATTTGGGTTAACCCTTAAAATAAATATATTTTACGAAATGAACCATATTGCGTTTCATGTACTTTTGATGGCGCAGACATATTGTCTATCCACTTTAAACATATTTGTCCACAATTAGACCCAATATAGTTTTCGCGCATAAATATATTTAATAACGAATAGAGATTAATAAATATAGAAATTAATACTGTTTATATATATAAATGTGGAACATCAATGGAAAAGTTTATGATTTAACAACATATTTAGAAAATCACCCTGGTGGAAAAGATATATTAATTCAAACTAAAGGACTAGAAGACTGCAGTGCTCTATTTGAAACATATCATGCTTTTAGTGATAAACGTTCAATAAAAATGATATTAGATAAGTACGAAGTAAAAGATTCTGAAAAAAAAGATATCCTTCATTATTTTACTTCTTATAATGAATTGACAGAACGTGTTCGTAAAGTTTTTCCAGATAGAAAGTCTATTAAGGCTACAAAATCATGGCAATTACTTAATATTATAAATTTTAGCCTTTATTTACCATTGTTATATTTTGTTATAAACACAAAGATGATATATTTAAAATGTTTATTGGCAATGGTCGCTTCTTTTATTGAATGTTCTTTTAGTTTTAATCTTTTGCATGATAGTTCTAATTACGCAATTTCAACTTATCCATTAACAAACGAATTTATTGGAAATGTTTTTCAAAGTTGGTCATTATGGAATCACAAAATATGGTTCTATCATCATGTTTACTCCCATCATTCATTTACTGGCTCTGATAAAGACGTTGATAAGGATTTATATTACTATAAAAATGACTATTATATTCTTAATACTTTGATATTTGGTTTTGGGTTTCCTGGTCAGCATTTAATTCAGGCAATTTTGTATTTAAAAAATGGTTTTACAAAAAATTATAGTTATCTAAATTATACTCAAATAAATGATGATAATAGAATGACAATACCGGGACATGTTTATGTTTATAATTTTACAGGAATATCAGTGGCATTTTTAAAATTGTATTTTTTTTATAATGTGGGTGGTCTAGTTTCTCTTTTTTATTGTATTGTGTGGAACCTATTTTATTATATAAATATTGTTGGTGATCACGATTTTTATGAAACTAAGGTAGAAAACCATTATGATGGTGAAGATTGGGCAAAACGACAGATATGTAACTCTGGAAATTTTTTAAATGGTTCGCTATTATGGACTTATTTATTTAGTGGTATTAATTATCAAATAGAACATCATTTGTTTCCTAATGTTTGTGGACATTTGTATCCAAAAATCGCACCAATAGTTAAAGCCTACTGTTTGGAAAAGGGTTGGAATTATGTTCATAAGAAAACACTTTACGATAGTTATTTGTCATTTATGAAACGTATAAAATATAATAAACATAATTAATTTAAAACATTTAAACTATATAATATTATTATTTAATGAAATATATTCAGCATGATGACCCTTTGATATTAGTACCAGAACATATATCAAAAGTTGGATGTTACACTTCATATGTTCTTTTATTTTCTAGTTTTCACGGATTTATTGATAAATATTATATTTTAGGAACTATGATGTTTTTTTTGTACATAACAAGTTATGCGCATTGGAAAAAGGTTTATAAAACATCATTAATTAAAACTGTTGATATTATTCTATGTGTTTCCACATTATTTCGTATAACGTTTTATGATAGTTATCGTTGGAATCATTATCGTGCATTATGGTTAAATAATTTACGAATTTCAGTTATAATATTTGTTACAAATGAAACAATATTTTATTTTTTTGTTAAAAATAAAAAATGCCCTTTTTACACCATTCCATATACACGAAATCGTGAAATAGCATATTATGTAAATGCTTTATGTCATACTTTATGTCTTCATGTATTTTTATGTTTAACACCTAGTTACTGTGCAATTTATTCTTAAATGTCATCAATATTTACTTGTTCATTAGTTTCTATATCAAAATCGATAGTGTTTTTAGGTAATTGTTGAGGAGCCACTTCGAATTGTTCTTCTTCCGCAAAGTCAAATTCAGCATCTCTTTTGGTTGAAGATTGATGAGTGCACCCTGACAATTGTAATCTTAATACATGTTCAATATCAATATTTGGTATATTTCTTAATTGTTCTATTTGATTTGGTTCATAAATAACCATAATATTACAATTTTTTGGTGTTTTTTCCCATTCATGTAGTCCGACTAAAACAATAGAGTGAGGAGTAACCATGTTATGCCTTTTGTTTTTACCACGAAAAGAATTTCGTATGTGTCCGATAAGTCGAACATTATTATTTGTATAAATTTCACACATCCCGTTTCCTAACATTTTAGTAACACAAGCAAATTGCTCCAATTCGCATTCAGGAAGACGCAATTTTTCACTAGAACCAGATTGCTGATGCTTTCTAGCAAGACCCTTAGTGCCAGTGCCACCGGTAGTATTCTTAACCATTTTGATTATGTTAAATAAACTTGTTTTTTCCTTATATAGTTTTAAAAAAAGACAAAATCAATTTTTTAATAAAAAAAAGGGGTTGGTATAAAACCCGCAATTTTTAAAAGTAAAGAATTTTAAATAAATAACAAATAATAAAGGGAGGGGTTAAAGGGGAACCGTAGGTTCCCCTTGTTAAATGGGAACCAAGGTTTGTTTAGAAGGATCAAATTTACCGCAAATATCATGAGAGTTAAAGTCATAAACATTATTATGATCGTCAATAAGATATTGTTTATCATTAAGGTTAAGAATAGAGACTTGAAGATTATCGGAAGGATCATCAGTTTTGTTTTTATCAGTTTTTTTGTTAGCGTTGGGTTTGTCAACCTTAGGTGTTTTCTGGGCCTTGGTTTTCTGAACCTTAGTAGGTTTGTCAACCTTCTCAGCCTTAGGTTTCTGAACCTTAGGTGTTTCAACAGGTTGTTCGGTAGGAATAAGATCAGTAGAAGTAGTATCACCATTAGCAAGCAGAACCATCTCGTTGACAAATGCATCATCGGACTTCAAAACCTTCTTCTTGCCCTTGGTAGGAGGCTTCTTGGCAACAACTTCATCATCAGAAGCCTCTTTCTTTTGACGAGGAGCTCTAGGCTTCTTAGGAGGAGCATCAATAGCTTTAGCAGCTTTAGCCTCAGCCTTAGCAGTAGCTCTAGCTTCAGCCTTGGCAGCCTTAGCAGCATCTCTCTTACGTTGCAATAAGAGCAAACGAATATCCTTGTTCATGTCCTTGGATGCATCAAAGAACTCTTGAACAAATGTCTGTTGTTCGTCGACTTCAGCAAATAGCTTTAACTTTTCGTTGAAAAGTGCTTCATCAATCGCAGGTGCATCAGAGTTCTCATTGAGCTTCTTCAAGAACCAAAATCCAAATTGAATAAACTTGGCATACTTGGCAGGAAGCGTAGCAGCACGGGCTTTCTTCTCAACAGGTACTTCAGCATCGTCAATTATGACTTCAGCATCGTTAGTCTTGGGTTCTTCCTGAACAACAACAGGTTCTTCAAGTTTCTTCTCAGCCTTAGGAGCACGAGGTTTCTTGTCAGCCTTGGGTTCAGATGTTTTTTTATTTTTAGTTTGTTTATTGTCAACATTGACATTGGTAACAGTGGTGTTGGTAACAGTGGACATTTTAATAGTAGGGTTTTAAAAGTAAATAAGTTAGTAAGCGCGTTTGGTAAAGGTTTGGTAATAGCTTTGTTGTTATGTTGTCAATTATATATTGTGATATATAATTTTCAATTTTTTATATCATTTTCTGACGTTTCTGGCATAACTTTTAGAAGGGAACCTATGGTTCTCTTCCCGATATGACACTGATTTCCCGACGACCATTAAATCATATTGACTGCATATATGCAGCCATACAATTAATAATATTAATTAAATATTATTAAACAATATATAATATTCCAGGTTCTCCTCTCTCTTCTAGGAATCCATAATAGAATTGTCTTCACATTTATCAACATGTGTTTCTTTTGCGAGAACCTTAATAATTTTATTACGCATTTTTTCTACATTATCATGATCAGCTATATTTCGCATAATTTTATCACGCATAATATATTCAGGGGTATCTGAATGAATAACAGCAGGGTTCTCACGTTGCCATTCAGGTATCTTATTCCAATTTTTATCTTCAACAGTTCTGATAGCATTCTTTAATTTGGTATTATCTTTATCATCTTTATTCCATGTATCCTCCTCTTTCAAATAAATAACTTCACGTTTTAAATCAGTACAATGAATAGGTCGTTTAGTAACATCTAATGTATTTAATTCATTAATAAAGATATCAGATATTCCTTTTAAATAACCATTTCTACCAACGTTCTCCAAATCTTCCAAAGATATTTGAATGTTCTCAATAAATTGTTGTAATGTAATAGCATCCTTGCAAGTATCATTGAGAAAAACTTGTAGATTAAATTTGTTATTGTTATTTTGGGTCATAGTTCCATTATTAATAATTCTAGGTTCTCGAGATAGTTCAATAACTTTGTTCATTAATTCTTTATTTTCCTTTTGTTGTTCTAATTGCATTTTTTGTTGTTCAATCAATAAAGATTTAAATTCTTGGTTCTCTTTAATAAGGTTCATTATGATAGAAGGATTAGTAATATCAGTTATAGTAAGTGAATTTTCTAAAGGCTTTTGAGAACATTTCTTTTTATGGTTCCATAAACCACTCTTTGAAAGATATGATTTATCACAAATTTTGCACACGAACCCCGAAAGGGATTTTTCAGGATTTTCGGTTCGATTTAGTTCGATTTGGTTCGATATCTCCTTTTCTTGATGCTTACGAGTAGAAATATGTTTATTATAATCTTTTTTGCTACTCGTGTAATAGTAACAAAAGTTACATGAATATTTTAGAGGATTTTTAGGATTTATTTGTTCTAAAGTCATTCTATAAATTAGAACCATAAAATCCCTTTTATATATTTTTGTAAAATATTTAAAAAAGTTATGCAGCGCACTTTTTGAATGATTATTTTGGTATTTGCTGCAGAATAGTGTAAAATTACATTTTCAAGGACCTTTTTTAGAAACTATTTTCAGAAAAGTAAAAATGGACATTTATTTTTGTCCATTTTCAAAAATCTTTCCGATTTCTTTTCCTAGATTCTTAAAGAGAACATATTTATTGTAAAAGTATTTAATTATTGTAAAGGTCTTAGGCACCTTATAAAAATAGAAGTATGAGTATTTAATTGTTCTCGCATACGGTCTATTTGTTCAAGAATTTGTTTATTTTGTTCAATAAGTATTGATAACCTATTTTCAGATTGTTGAGAACATTTTTGTTTATGTTTCCATAAACCCTGTCTAGTCTTATATATTTTACCACAATTGCATTTGTTAGATGGAACAATATTGTCAACTTTAGTTCTTTCTAAATGTTTAGCAGTTAATAAATGTCTATCATATTGTCCATTTCGGTTTGTTTTATAGTTACAACAATTGCATATAAATTTAAAAACTTTTTGTTGAACTGTTTCTGTTTCCATTTGTTATATTATAGTATTACAGAATAGTTCTTAATACTTTTTGTTAACAAAAAAATCGTAAATTATCGAAATATTAAATATTTTTACATAAAAGTATTTAATCAGGGATGAATGGAGAACAATGGCATGTATGCAACACCAGCCAGTGAAGGTAAATCAATTATTTTTTACATAGTTTTCCATAAAATAATTAATTTAAAGGTTCTCGATATATTTAAAAAATCTATAAAATAAAACAATTTATTGGAGAACCTTGATAAAAATGTCTTTAATATATATAATGAAATACCCTAATAAAATATGGTTTTTAGTGATCATTATTGTACTATTATTTATTATTTATTTTATGTATAATATCAAAGAAAATATGGATAATAATGTACCTGATTTTGAACCAAGATTTTATCCTGCACCTGCAACATGTTCTGGTTCTGGATGGACAGATAATAGTCCTTCTACTGCGCCAGGTGGAGTAAATTACCCGTGCGCTAATGAATATTATATGGCTGCATCTGATGGTAGTTGCCCTCGCAATTATGTTAATAAAAAAGGAATATGTTTTGATCCAATTAAGCTTCAAAGTTCTGATGTTACAACCAAACCTCCTGAAAAATGTTCAGGAGATGGATGGACAGATAATAGTCCTTCTGCTGGACCAGGTGGTAGACATTATGGTTGTTCTATTGATCCTAATTATACTAATTATTATATGGCTGCACCAGGTGGGTATTGTCCATTAGATTATAATAATAAAGATGGCGTTTGTATTCCGCCATAAAAAATTAATATATATTATATAATAATGGATGAAGTAGAATATGTTTTCTTTGATGATTTAGATAAAAAAAAAGAGGAAGTTAGAGAACCTGTTAATATGCAAATACATGATATTTTTACTATTATTTATAATATTTTTTTCTCAACTGGATTAGATATAAATAAGGAAAAAGCAACATAAAGATAATGCAATATATATTATGTGCCCTTTTAGCACAGTGGTAGTGCACCAGTCTTGTAAACTGGAGGTCTCGAGATCGATCCTCGAAGAGGGCTACTGTTTTTACACCTTTTTAATAATAGGTGTAAAAAAACCATGTACGGATTGTTATTATTTTTGAAATATTCCACTAGGAAAAAAGGTACGTACATGTACGCTTTTTTTCCTGATAACTAGTTATTCAAATGTTTATGCTATGGTATAGTATTGATTAATCACACTTGCATACAATACATACAGGCTTCACGAAGAAGTTGAGATCCTTGGCATAAGGCTGCATATGTGGCTCGTCCCAGCCAGACTCGACGATGAACTGCCGGTAGACCTCGGGGTCGTTGTTGAAGTCGTCGATGTAATCACCACACTTCTTGCAGTTCCTACCGTTGATTTTGAATATAGGATCCTCATAGAAGTAGTCCTCATCCTCTTCTTCTGTGTGAGAATACAATACGACATTCCATTCCTCGACGACATTATCTTCATTCTCGCCTGGTACAGGATTAAGATTTGTACTCTCAACGTACATCTCGAGCCTAGCAAATTCCTCGTTCATCTTCTTCTTTCTGGCCTTGGTGTTCTCTGACTGGATATCCTCGAGACGGCTTTGTATACGGCGTTTCTGTAGAAGAAGACTCTTCTCCTTGCTTAACTGGACCCTGGATTCCGCGCGGGGGAAATGATTGGTGGGCATGACACAGACTGACATTGTTGGTTATTGGTTGGTTGTTGTTGGTACTCATACATATATCCATATGATTATATTCAATTTTTTCGATAACTTTATGACGACAATTTGAATAATTCTATCAGGAAAACCGCTGCGTGTATGGTCACCAATTTGTTACTAGGTTTCCGATATCCTACTCATTTCCCGACACCCGTATAACGCAGCGGTTCCGAGGGTTGTTCATAATGGTTGTGACAGGAGGGTTATGGGGGTATGGGGCGAGCGAGGCTCGGAGGGAGGGGACGAAAAAGGCTCTCCACTAGAGGAGAGGACGAAAGGTCTTCTCAACTTCATAAAAGGGGAGGTCTTCCCAACTTCATAAAAGGAAAGGTCTTCCCAACTTCATAAAAGGAAAGGTCTTCTCATCACCATCAAAGGAAAGGTCTTCTCAACTTCATAAAAGGAAAGGTCTTCTCAACTTCATCAAATGAAAGGTCTTCTCAATACTCTCCAAGATCAAATACAAAAAGGTCTTCTCAAATAATATCCAGTAAACCCATTTATAAAGTTCTCATATAATAAAAAATAAAGAATGAAACCCAATCGAGAATTAGAAACAGATATTAGAACAATAGGTACATCCTTTTTATTCATCCTTCCAATCTACACAGCTCATAAACAAAATGATACACAAAATATGATACTCTTTTGTATAGCGATGGGAATATCAATAGCTAACCATTCACATACATATCACCCAAATAAAAGAAGAAGAGAATTATTTAAAACAATAGATTGTAATTTTATGTTAGGGTTAGCAATATACCTTTTGATAAAAGCAATGAACAAATCAATATTAAATAAATATTTGATAACATCAATAACAATAATAAATTATGCACTATATAAAAAAACTGGTACAAAAAATATAGAATATTATACAGAAACACAAAAAAGATGGCACATATTATTTCATATATCAGGTATTACAACAATGGCATTGTCAATAACCTTTAATCTCCATGCCTAATTTAGGAATGGAGTTGTGATAAAGGCATCAAAGTTCTCTAAATCATACTTAATATATATTCGTGCATAAATGTATTTATGCACGAATAGGATATGAGTTATCTACTGTTTTGTATACAAATGGATACAAAAACACGGATAGACCTTAAATGAGTAGGAGAACTATGGTTAATCTCTATTCGTGCATAAATATATTTATACATTATTAGGATATAGGACTAATGAAGATTTGTATCCGCAAAGAATGTTTGGATAATAAATTACAAAAAAAACAAGGATAGAATTTATTGAATTAGATTTTTAATTTCTATTTGAGAATAAATCTATTTATCATAGATTAGGATTATGGGTCTAACGAATATCTGTATCCATATGTATATAAATATAATAATTCGATAAAATTATTATAATTATTTAGTTTTATATTATAAAATAATTTTTTAATGAGTGGTTTTTTTTATAAAAATGAATCTATTTCAGCTCCATCTGGTCTAATTATTTCATATTTAGGAAAAACTTCTCCTAGTGGCTGGTTAATATGTGATGGAAATACAGTTACTTCTTCGGACGGAAGATATGCCGATT